TTATTTTACTCTAATCTTCTGCCCGACATAGATTAAATCTCGGTTTTTGATGTTATTGAGCGATACAAGCTTGTCTACTGTTGTGTTGTATCTGTATGCGATGTAGCTGAGTGTGTCGCCACTCTTAACTGTATAATAAGCTTTATCAGATTTTACAGTCGAGGTTGTGCTGACTTTAGCAGTGTAATCAAGGCATATCCAACCGCCGTACTTGCCAACATAGCCCCAGTTGCCTGTTATCTTGCTTACAGATACCATAGTGCCACATTTCAAAGCGGTAATTACATTGTAGTTTGTGCCTGCACCCTTGCGGACATTAAGTCCTGCCTGAGCTGTAACCTTGACGGAGTAATCCGTCTTTTTAACATTGCTTGGCTTTGTGACTGGCTTAGTTGTTGTGGGTTTGGTAGATTTCTTAGAAGTTACTATATCATCATACATATAGTTCATATCCACATCACCGCTAATGCCACTTATTTTTCCCGTCCAACTATACTGCCAAGTGCCACAGTCACGACCTGCGGAGCTTGCACCAGGATAAGCAAGCCATAAATAATACTTGCTAAGCTCGCTGTAATTATATCTGTTATTGATATAATCGTAGTTAGCATATAGCACAGGTGTATAGCCTGCTGATTTAACACGCTCAAGAAAAGCTTTAGCACACGCTGTAAGACTTGCTCTTGTATGTACTACTCCCTGCTGGCGGCAATAACGAAGAGTGTCCTCTTCTATGTCATAAGCAATAAACTTACAGCCCTTGTATTCCTTTGCAAGCTTAATAGCGAAGTCTGCTTCTCTCTTTGCCGCTTCTGCATTTACACAATATGCAAAATGATATATACCGAATGGAACATTGTACTTTGTACAGCCGTTTGCATTATTACGATACTGCTCGTCTACCTGGTCAGGGAATTCCGAGCCAAGACCACAGCGAATAATAGCAAAGTCTATCCCTTTGCTTGCCTTACTCCAATCAATTTTGTCATTAGCATATGATACATCAATGCCTCTTAATTTTGTTGACATAATAATACTTCCTTTCATTGTTTAATCCGTTCAGTCCTCCGCTTCTGGCAATCCAGCTATACTTGTAAGTACAGACAAAACACCAGCCAGTAAACTTGCAGAGCCTAACATAGCCCAGTTTACATCTTGCATAACTGCTGATACACCAATTGTAGCAACTGCCGTCTGAGCAACTGTTCTAATTGCTCTTATGCCTGCTGCTTTAATCCATTTTTTAGCTTTTGTACTCATCATATTTAACCTCTCCTTCTCCTTCATTTTGAATCTTGTTCTAAGTCGCTGATACGGTGATTGATAACCTTGATTTCTTCATCATAAAGACTGGTTGCCGTTGTGACAGTTTTCTCAATTTCGTACATTCTCTCAACAAGATGATTATGCTTGTCAACCTTTTTTTCAAGCTGTTCAAGGCGGTAGAGATTAAGCTTTGAGGTAACTAAAATACCGCCAAGAGAACCTATAAGCGAGCAAAGTGCAGATAATAAACTTAGTATAATTTCAACATTCAATTTTCATCACCTACTCTTAATTAAGTTTTAATCAATGTATTGCTATCAACAGCGAAGTATTTGTTGCTATCAATAATCAATATGCTTCCTGATGTGACATTCGAGCAATCATACACACTTTTCATATCGTATACAGCATTATTATTTTGCATAAGTGGCTTGCTTTCTATAATTTCTACATTTTCATCTCGACTATAAAGCAAACGATTTGTTGTTTTGTAAGTTTCGCCCTGATGATTTTTATCTGTACGAATAAACTCCGACTTGCTTGCTATTGCATTAATACTATTGCTATAAGCTACAATGTTAAAATTCTGCTCGTGGTACGACATTAAATTGTACTTATAAGCATTCGGCAGAGATTGATTATAGTCACTAAACAACATTACTACTGTGTTATCGTTTGAAATTAACATAAAGTTAAATGTTCTCGTTACTATATCTGCTACGAATTTCGTAAGACCTAAAAAAAGCAAGCCTGTACTTGATTTATCCACATTATTGATTACTGTCTGTATATTATATTGAGAAGTTGCCCTATTAATCGCCACGGCTCTTATAAGCTTTATCTTATAGCAGTTATTCACATCAAAAATTATAGTAATGATATGAGATGAATCTTCATTAGCAAACTCTGCGTCAATATCTGTTTCGCAAGTAATTCTGCTGTCTGCTGATGTCAATTCATTCGCAAATGCTTTGATAAAATCCTTTTCTGTTCCGTTTATGCTTATAATTTTATTCACATAAGACATAATATTTCCTCCTCATTATCTAAGTTTGATGTTGTACTTAATTCAGCGATGGGATATATAATTTCGATTTTATGATTGTTGAGCCATTCGACAACGCTTTCACTATCTTCATCACAAGTCCCTGTCGGCAGAACGATATAAAGTGCTTGCGAGCTGTTTATGTATATTGCCGTTTCAGTTACAGCAGTTAAAGTTTTTTGCTTACTTACAGATAATCTATTGCAATATACATTTGTTGCCTGTGGTTCTATCAAATCATTAAATGTTGTCTTTGTATAGCCTATCGCAAAAAATCCGCTTGCAACCCTTGAATCTCCGCTCTTTATAATTGCCGTAATCGGAGTATCTCCGTCAATTACAGCGTGTCCGCATTTTTTCTCAACTGATACTACACCATCTGCGATTTCAATAACATCACAAGTTCCATCGGGCAGGCTATAGAGCATTATGCCGTTTATAACTTTGCCTGTTAATGCTGACGGATTATCAAATGACTTAGTTCCGTTTATTGTTTCTGTCGTTTCTCCATTAACGGTATCTGGTAGATTATAATACTTTATTGGCATACTAAATGCGTGTGTCTTTACTGCAAAATGTAGCGGCTTAGCTATATAATGGTCTGACTTACCACCGCTGGGCCTATCGAGCTTGCCTGATAGATGTTGCACCTGTTTTATTTGTCCTTTTAAAGCTATCATTGTGTAGCCTCCTTTTGCGTCACAGCTTTACATATATAAAACTCATCACAAGGCACTATCATATAATAATCGCCGTTTGCGGTCTGTAAACCAATGTCAAAGTAATATCGCCCAAACGACAGCTCGGATGTGTCCGTTGGTGTAAGTTTGATAGTATAAATACCGTCAACAACATCTGCAGAAGTAAGCGTTTTTACTATGTTATAATCGCTATTTTCTGCATTTTCTTTGACGCCGAATATGATTTTTTCGCCGTCTTGAAGCGTGTACTGCTCACCTTTTTCGTCCTCGATATTCAAGCTTAAATCGTTTGTTGTACCTCTGATTATGTTAATCATCTACTCACCCCTATTCGTTGTATCCCCAAGCGTGTAGTCCGTTGCCGAGGTCTATATCCGTTACATTATGTCCGAAAAACTGATTGCAAGTAAAATTGTTACTTACATTCAAGCCGTCCGATTCTGTATATCTAAGCTTATTTACATACACTTTTTCTGTGCTATCATATACGCTCCAGGTCATTGCATCGCCGTCTATCAGGTCAAATGTAAGACCATACTGCCCAGTATCACCGCCACGAATACCTATCTGACCTATCTCAGTATCACCACGCCAGAATTTAATACCGTCCTTACTTACGGTCATAAGCTTGTTACCATCTCTATTATTAACTGTAATAGTATTGTTTACGCTGTCTAATTTCATTGTTCCATCATCAGACACAAGCACGCCGTTTTCCATTTTCCAACCGGCAATAGAGCCTATTGTAGCAATAATTTTAATGCCCTGTAGGACACCTATTGTGATACGGTCTGCAACGATAGCGCCGTCCATAGTCATAGCAAGTGGAAAAGGACCTTTATAGCCATTGCTACTAAATCCAAAGCCATTCACATTAAATCGCCATATCTTCGTTGCTGTATTTATATCTGGTGTATTCATAATAAGCAATTCTGACGGCTTTTCAGACGGATTTAGTACAACATATCCGCCACTTGCACCTGTGATTAGTGCTGTTGCAGTTTCTATTGCTTTTTGCCAAGCACTTGGCTGTTTATCTACGGTTGTGCTTATCTGATTAATTCTCGTAGTATTATCAATGAGTTTTCTTGAGATTTTTTCAGGCGATGTTGAAAGAGTAACCGTGTTGTTGAGCGGTTCGTTTGGGTATTCTTTAATTTCAACAACTGTATGCTCAAGGCGTTTATTTCTTCTGCGGTCTATAAGTGTAATTACGCTATTAAGCCTTATGTAAAATTCAGAATATTCTATCTTATTAAGTCTTGCAAGGTCGATAATTTCACACACATAAGACCGTTCCGGTACAGCTAATTCTTTTAGCTTTTCCTGAGCATCTACAAGTAAACTTTCAGCTTTCGTATATCTTTCATCTCTCCAAACGGTTGCAATAACCTTATTGCTATAAGAGTTATTATCAATATATTCTTTCCCGTTGTTGATTTTGGCAAAAGATAACCCGTCTTTGCCATAAGCATAAAGACGGGTAGCAAAGCCACTTGAAGAGCCTTTGAAAGTCAGCTCTTTTAAATTTAACTCATCACTAAAAAATACATTATTTGCAAGTGTTGCTGGCACAGAAACATTAAGTATTTTGCATATATTATCCACATCAAAAGATACATTGTACATTGTTTTATTTGTACAATTATTAACAATATCGAGTGGTGTAACATCTGTTAAATCAAAACTGCGTTTTGCAGTAACAAGACCTGCGCCAACCACGCTCCAGCCCGTGCCGTCAAGTGCTGTCGACATAGCTTGAACGAAGCTTATAGTATCATACTTAAAGGTGCTAAATATCTTACTTTTTAGTTCGTCAAGGTCGATTTCAGCATTAACAGTAGCTATTGTTCTGCGTTCATTTATGCTCTTGATATTGTAATAAGTACCATCATATTCAATGCGTTCTTCTTCGGCTATCAGGCGATATTCTGGGCTTTGCGGTGATATATCGAACTGCATTGTTTTACTGCCACCAAGCGATGATGTTATGCACCAATTCGATATGCACGATAGAGGATAAACTTTCCCTCCGCTGTATAATTTCATTGCTTTCATAATTCACCTCATATAAATGTAGGATAATATTCAGTTGCAAACTCAACTTTTACTGGTGATGAGTGTTGAGCTATGTATATGTTTTTGCCTGGGTGTAACTTTGGAAATTCTACAACATTAGAATCTCCGAAAGCGTTAAGCCCGTTTTTTGTAACCTTGCAGTTTATGCCATCAAACACAACAACATCTCCTGAATTAACCTTATCCATAGAATAAGAAACTGAATTAGAGCCATATGACATAATAAATTGAAGCCTTGTATTAGCGTTGCAACCTATGATAGTTGCTGTTATTTTGCAATCTGTATCAACTGTTGATGAGCAGTATAATTCCGAACTTTTTATAGTCGCTAATGATAAATGCCTTATGCCTGTGAATGAATATGTAACTTCAAGGCAATTACCATCAAAGCTTTCATTACTTATAGAATTAAGTACGCACCTGTAAAAATATCCGTCTGGCAACGATATATCAACGATGTTTCCGAACATAAGATTATCAAGCCTTGACTTTTGCAATGCTACTGTGTGCATTTTAGCGAGCATACCATTTTGCTGTGTTTGAGATTTAAAAACAAGTACGGTACTTATAGCTCGTTGTCCGTAGTCAGTATGAAAAAGCTTAGGGAAATTAGCGTTATAGCTTGTACTTGTTGCTGTTGTTAATTCAGTACCGCCAATACTAAAACTTAATAGCCTGGCACCGTATTCTGCGATGTTATTATTATCAATCATCATTTCAACCAAGTTTATCACCCCTTTATAAATGCCAGTTCCTCATCAATATAAGGTACTGTAGCCACCGCAAACTCTCTGCCGTCAATGTTTATGTGAGTCGTTATATTTCCACTTGCTTTTACAGAACTGTTACTATCTGATTGAGTATCATAGTTATCAGCATTTTTTGTTGCTACATTTAAACCTATCTCTCCTGCCTGTGCAAATACTGCTGTTTTCAGCCTTGCGGTCATTTCTGCGTTTGTATCAAGCATTATATCATTGTTTAAACCGTTTGACATAGTTCCTGATACAGATTCAGCTAAATCTTTAGCTATACCTGCAAGTTTTTCAGCTCTATCTTTTAAGCCGAGTTCCAAGCCTTCTACTGTAAAACGACCAAGCTTTGCCATTAATCTCGATGGGGAATGTTGGTCCATATCTGTTTTGTATGTACTTTCAATTACGGAAGCAACAACATTCATAACTTTAGATAAAATAGGAATCTTTGATATAACACCATTTTTTAATCCTTCAACTATGTTAGCACCGTTTTCTTTCATTTTTTTAGCAAAAGAATATCCTAATGGATTTTCAAATGCTAAAGCAGCCGCTTTTCCTTGCTCATACATTTCAGTCGGCAAACTGTCAAAAGAACTAATCATTTTATTGTAAGTATCTCCCATTTTTTTCTTAGCATCATCAGGAAGATTTTTAATAGACTCTCTAAGACTGTAAGCCATATAAGCAGTATCGTCTGAGATTTTACCACCACTTTCGTATGTTATCTTAACAAGTTCAGCCCAATCACCAATTTGTGCTACTGTAGCTTCATCAAAGTTATTTACAATATCGTCAAGAATTTCCCCGTTGTCTTTTTCGTAATCTTCCCAAACCTTATTAATATCAGTTAAATACTGTTCTTGATTAATTTGACCAACAACTAATAAGTCATGATAACCTGCGGCTCTTTGAGCCGCCCTTAAATAAGCGGCGTCTGATGTTTTTGTAATTTTATTGTTATTAGATATAAACTTATCTGTGCCTGTAATAAGTTTAGTATAATGATTCGTGATAAGTGCTTCCGTCTGTCCGCATTTTTCTTTTGCAGCTTTCACAGTTTCTTCTTTAGTTTTCCAAGCTACTGCCTTTTCATCTTCATATGCTTTCTTAGTTATTGCTCCGACCTTATATTCTTTTGTGGCTAATTGGTATCTTTTTTTGTACTGCTCCTCAGCCGCAGTTATAACTTTATCTCTGGTTTCTTCAGCACCTTTTATATAGGATTTAGACTGCTTTGAATATTCCTCTGGTGTGCCTTTAAATTGAGATATAAATTCCTGTGCTATACCGTTAGCTGTTTCTTGGTATTCGCTTTGCAGTTCAAGTTCCTTATCAGCAAGCTCTTTTTGCTTTTTCATAAGATTTTCAAGTTCTTCAATTTCTTCTTGTGTGAGTTTTTTTCTATCTGTTGAATATCCGCTGCATATCTTATCTATACGAGTTTGAACATCGGTCATATCACCTTCAAGCTTTTTCTTTGTATCTTCAGGAATTATCAAGCTTTCGTCAAAACCTTCAAGAGAACTTGTAGCATTATCAATACCATCTCGGCATTTATCCATAGCGTCAGTAATACCACTTAATTTATCACCATAATTTTCTGCTATCTTTTTTGTATTTTCTGCCGCTGTATTATAATTGTCTTGAGACTCATTTAAAGCTTTTGTATCTTCACTTGTCTGACTTAACCACCCACACAATGCTGTTAATCCTGTTACCAAGCCTTCAACAAGAGTTATAACTACACCAATCGGATTTGCTGACATTGCTGCATTAAACCCTAATTGTGCTATTTTCGCAAGTTCTACAGTTCCTTTATATATTTTGATTGCAGAAACTACTGTTAAAATTGCGGGACCTATAATATTAAGATTACTGCAAAGAAACTCTAACACTTTAACAAGAGGAGGCACTACCTTACCTGCCATATCGGCTATTGCTTTTGCGAGCGTTCCTATAAACTTCGTTACAGACTGTATAGCCTTTTTCAAACCATTGCTATTAAAAAGCTTTGTTATAGCGTCTATGCACTTTCTAACAGGTGTTTGTACTTCCTTAGGTAATAAAGAGACAAGCCCATCTGTAATAGCCTTAACAATCTCTTTTGCGGCTGTTAATAGCTTATCCTTATTATTTTTTACGGATTTTATAAATGACTTTATAAGTGCAACTACACCCCTTACAACAGTTCCTGCATTGTTTGCAAGGTTCACAATGCCATTTACGATAGAATCGATTATAGATTCGCCTGCTTTTAGCAATTCGCTTTCGTTTGCACTTATTGCGAGTATTAAATTTTCGATTATAGCGACTGCACCGTCAATAAGTTCAGAGCCATAGCCTGCAAAATTAATAATACCTTCAATAATTGCTTGCACTATACTTCGTCCTGCATTAAGCAGTCTTGAGCTGTTATCCCTAATGCCATTCGCAAAACTATCAATAAATTGCAATGCAGAATCAATCATCTTCGGAGCATTTTCCGCTGCTTTGGTAGCTATTTCACCGAAGATGTCACCAGCTGTTTTCACAGCACCTTGCAAACCACCATCTGTAAAAGCTTTTGAAAGTTCATCAATATATTTTGTTCCAAGCTGTACAGCACTGCGAAGGTCTGTATCTAAAGTTTCATAAATTGTTATACCGAACCCCTCAAGAGCTGATTTTGCAATCGTAATATCACCTTTTAGGTTATCGTTAAGGGTATCAGCCATTTGCTTTGCTGCTCCATCGGCGTTGCTAATGTTATTAGTCAGTTTATTAAAATCAGCGTCACTTGCGTTTATTATAGCAAGCATACCAGACATAGCCTCTTTGCCAAAAAGTGTTGATGCAGTTGCTGCTTTTTCAGTTTCTGAAAGTTTTCCAAACTTTTCTCGTAACTGTATAATAATATCTCTCAGACCTAAAGCATTGCCGTTACTGTCGGTCATAGATATACCAAGCTTGCTCATTTCGCTTGCCATACTTTTTGTTGGTGATGCCAAATTAGATAAAGCAGTTTTTAGGCTTGTACCTGCCATTGAGCCTTTTACACTTGCGTTAGCCATTAGACCAAGTGCAAGTGAAACATCTTCAATGGAATAATTCATAGAGCCAGCGAGAGGTGCTACATACTTAAAGCTTTCGCCGAGCATTGAAACATTTGTATTAGCTGAACTTGAAGCTGTAGCTAAAACATCTGCAAAGTGTGTGCTATCTTTTGCAGAAAGTCCAAATGCTGTAAGAGCGTCCGTTACAATATCTGATGTGGTTGCAAGGTCTAAGCCGTCGGCGGCAGACAGATTCATTATACCGTCAATACCATCAAGCATAGATTTAGTGTCCCAGCCAGCCATAGCCATATACTGAAAAGCTTCCGCAGATTCAGTGGCAGAAAACTTTGTAGTTGCTCCCATCTCTTTCGCCTTATCTGTAAGAGACTGAAGGTCATTTCCAGTTGCACCAGAGATAGATGATACTTTCGACATAGCTGCTTCAAAGTCCATACCTACTCTTGCGGCGGCTGTTCCTATAGTTCCTATCCCTGCTGAAACTGTCGCTACTGATGTTGTTACTACTGATGTAAATTTTCCAATCATATCAGTAGCTTTAGAAGTCACTGTACCTACTGTTCCTACACCAGTTTTGGCAAGTTTTTTTAACTTAGATAAGCCAGCAGAAAAACCGTTGCTGTCAATCTTAGTATCAAATTTCAAACTTCCGTCATAGCTCATATTCTCACCTACTTTTTTTGCAAAATAAAAGCGCACATCATTTCTGATGTACGCTTAGCTATTAAGTTTTAAATGTTATTTATCAAAGAATAATGACATTGCCATTACTACGATACCGAAAAGCCTTGCCTCTTGGTCATAGTTTATGTCAGGATTAGCGTTTTCTCTTAGCTGTCCTGCCATAATGCGACCGAGGTTTTCAGTAAGTGTAAATTGCCTTTCGAGTAACGGCATAGTCGGGTCTGTAAAGATGTTGTATTCATCATTATCAGTTTTACGCAAAATACAGCTTTCGTTAACGATACCGTTTTCACCGCATTTAAGTATTTTCGCTGTATCTTCTGTTAGCTGGTACCTCTTTATATCGTAATATTTGCAGAAAGTATCATATATACGATGAACGGCAGATATTCTCGGCTGTTCTTTTTGCTCAAAGCACTTAGGCGTTTCAATCTGCACGCCGTAGGCTCTGCAAATCTTTATGAAGCCCTCACGAGTTACAAGATATAAAGCACTTGACATTTTTGAAACTTTTGGATTTTCTTTTTTATACTTTTTAAGTTCATTACCAAAAATATAATAAAAATCCTTTCCACTGATAAACTTTGTTCTTAAATTCCAGTCTATTGTTGAGTGGTTTATCTTTGTAAGATATTCCATATCAGCAGAGGTCAGCACCGGCACACCATTATAAGTCTTATCGAAGTATTCGTAGGGCTTATCGGTTTTAGGCTCGTGTTTCATTGTGTAAGTGCCTTCGTGGTTCAGTGCTGGAAGCACTTCATTTGTCAGCCACTTACGGAACACTCTGCACTTATCTGTACGGGTTTCAAGCATAAGGTCGTAGAGTTGTTCTTCTGTGATATATTTGTGTACATTGCGTACACAAGGCTTAATTTCGGCATTTTCAGCATTTTTATCTATTCTGTCTTTTGCGGGATAAATAACACCTTTTGCATTCTTTTTTATCTGCCCAAGAGCCATACCAACCGAATACAACTCAAAATACCATACACCGTCAATCTGCACCATTTGAACATCACTGTTTTCAAACCTCATCAATTTTTTCATAGTAAAAACTCCTTTTCAAAAAATCTTGAAAGAAGTCTCCCAATATGATATAATAGATTTCATAGAAGGCAACTTCTGCTTTCATAAGAGATTCGCTTGACTTTCCACGGAGAAGCGTTTCTCTTATTTTTTTATATCGCTTTCCAACTTTTTTATTCCACGACTAATTGCTTCCGTTTTATTAACTTTTTCTTGTTCACAGTATTTTTCAAGCAATTCTTTATCATTATCGCTTATCCTAATACTGATTTTATTCGGTCGTGGATTATCAGTTGGTCTGCCTGTTCTTGGTGACATTTATCTATCCTCCTTTCTTTTGTCTGGCATAATTATATAATATTGTCGGGCAAAAGTCAAGAGGCTTTTTCAATTTTTTAAGAAAAAAGCACCCTCAAGCGAGAGTGCTTTTAATAATCATCTTAAACTTTGATGTACCCATAAGTCAGTAGCATATTCACCTATTAGATTGTCAACAATATTACCATCATATATATTTTGAATTGTATAACTATCCAATGTAAAACTTACAACTTTTTCTTCTGAACCATCGGTCATATCTGCTACTGCCCAATAATCAATAGTTTCAAAACTGTTTGCACCTTGATTTTTAATTATGTCTGCAACATTAAAATAATTTTGGCTTATTGTAGTCTTGTTACTGTAACTTGGTTTAATTTTAGCCTTTATAACTAAGGTTTTGCCGTCATTGTTTGGGTCAATAGCACTCATCAATTTACCGTGTTTTAGATTGAACAGATAGTTGTTGTTTATTTTTGTCGGAAGCTTGCTTTGTTGGTTTAAAGTGCTGTTTTCTTCATAATTACTTTCCGTATCTGAAGATTCATCACTACTTTCAACTTTTGTCAAACTTTCTGTACTGCTTTTAACTTCACTTTCAACCTTTGAACTCTCCTCACTACTTTCAGCCTTTGAACTCTCTGTACTGACCTCAGATACAACAGAACCTTCGTTTAAGCTACTTTGACTGCTTGGAACATCTGAACTACTTGGTGTACTTGTCCCAGAACCGCAGCCAGCACAAGCTGACAATGCCAATAAAGCCACTAAAATAGTTGAAATCGCTCTCTTTTTCACAAAAATACACCCCTTATTAGTTATTTTGTAGATATTATACACCAAATAACTGCAAAAGTAAAGAATATTTTTATTTCTTCATCAACATTTTTTCAATTTCACTAATTTTCTCGTTTTCGCTTTGACTTTTAGGCAAGGCGTGTAGTCTTTTCATCTTACTGTAAAACTGACGCTCGCTTGCAGACATCTTACTGCTGATTTTCATAGTGCGATAGCCCATAATCTTTACAATCTCACAATCATTTGTAAGTGATTTAAATAGAGCGTTGAATTTCCACCAGTGCAAATATTCTATGCTTTCTAAATCTATGCCGTATTGCTGCATAAATGCCGCATAAATATATCCGTCATCGTATTCAAAATCATAACAGCGGCTATTTTCTGATTGCTTAGAACCGCTTTCTTTTCTATCTTTTCCGCAAGAGTAAAACCAAATAAGCTTGTCAACTGCTTCATTGAGGTTATTAGGTAACACAGGGTAGAATAATTGTAAAGCATTCGCTATTTTAAGATGTTCGGGAAAATCATCGTCAAACATCATCTGTTCAAATAATATTGCTGTGCGGAAGTCTGAATTTATCTCAACCTCCGCACCGTCAATATTAACGCTCTTCGGAGCATTATCTATAAGCAGGCTCATTCTCTTTTAATTCTTTCGACAGAATACTTGCTAAACAATTTTTCAAATTCTTGATTTTGCTCAATTTTACTTTGTTCTATCGCTTTGATAACCTCACCAAAAACATTTATACAAGCAAAGAGATTAGAGCCATTCTTAATCAATTTTTCTGCTGTTCCTTCTCCAAAAAGTTCATTTATGAACTCTGCAATAGCATTGCACTGATTTCTGACAGCTTCTGATTCAGTTTTTGCCTTTTTTGCTGCGTTTTTGCACTCATCAAAAACTTTTTTGCTTGCTATTTCAACCTTTTCGAGAACATCTGCGTCAAGAAAATTGAGGTCCTGAACCTCGTGTCCCATAATAAGCATTATTTATCACTCCTTTGCTGTAAATGTTCTTGTGCTTGTGTTAAACGTACCCTCGATAATTTCACCAGCACCAAGCAAATTACCACTTGCACCGAGGTCGCCATCATCATTAGAAAAGCTTGCAAGTTCAACTGCGACCTTGATTTTTCTTGCATTATATGTATTTTCAGTGCTTGCAACGGGGCTACTCATATCTACCATAACATAATCTCGCTCTGCATCTGCGCCAGTGAGCTGTTTTTCGCCGACCTTGCAGATAAATTCAACAGCTTCCTGCTCACGAATCTGGTCAAGCTCAAATGGTGTTGACCAGTCATATCCGTTTATAGTCTTTGTTGCTGACTTATCACAAACATATCTTCGTGATTTTGTCTGTGCAGCAGGGTTTTCTTCAAGGCTTTTAAAACCTGCACCCATAAAAGCAAAGCTTGGTGCTTCTGCACCTGCCTCTGCTACATCAATGTAGTTTGCAATAGTTCTTCTTTGTTTAATACTCATTGTTTAAATCTCCTTTATATAAATTATATTTTGCGGATATTTGCAATTGATACTGCACCGCATCATTCATATTTTCATTAGGTATTGCATACAGCATACCGTTTGCACAAGTTAGTTTGCGAAGTTCGCAACTAAAAATTTTGTCTCCAACTTCAAACTCGAACTGTTGACCCTTAGCATAGTTTTCAAGCCACATTTGCAGTTCAAGCAGGACGCCACTGTTTGTAATACGGTCATAATCGTTTATAGACTGATACACCGCATAAAGCGAAAATGTATGCTGACGAACCTCATCACCGTTCACATAACGCTTAATAAGCGTATCTCCGCTTGAAGACAAACCGTAGTTCGTAGGAGTATCTTCCGTAAAATCAACATGAATTTCATTGCACACCTCTGCAATTTTCGGAAATTCCTGCACAATGCTTTTTACAAATTCAATTATATTCATAAAAGATTTTGTGCTCCTTTCAAAATCTGTTCCTTGCGGTCAGCTTTCATTCGTTCGAACCATAGCTTGCCAGCTCGAGGGTGCTTACTCTTGTTATAATGCAAATCCTTGCCAGTAAGAACTTTACTTTCTCCCTTGCGAGCGTAAGATGAGCCTGTAATACTTGAGACCATCAGCTTGCCGTAATACTGGTATCGAGCGTATGGGGAGTTATATTTTATCTCACCACTGCCAATAACAGTTCCACGAGTTGCCGACTGCATCATCTGTCCGCTTAGCATTGGAGTGTATGGAACCATCAGTCTTATGCACTCGCTGTCAACAAATTGCTGTGCCTTTGCAAACTTGCTTGTATAAGTTTTCTGTATATCTGAGTTCAGAATTAACTTTCCATTCAGCTGCATAAGTTCACCTACTTTGCTGATATTTCGATATGCGGAAGGTTTCCGAACATATAATCATCTATGCTCATAACCGTAACTGCATTGTATGTATTTTTAAAATTCTTCATACTTTCCGAAATTGTCTGTTGATTTGTATTATCAAAATCAAAGTCACATAAACCTCTTACAAGCATATCCTTAGCCACTGTGAGCGGTTTAACATCATCGGAGTATAAATATATCGTTGTGCTATCCGCTGTCTGTAAACCACTTCTAAGGACATTTCCTGCTTTATTTTCACGCCAATAGACGCCGTTTATGATATGCCTTGTAAAACCTTGCATAGCTTTATTGTAAAGATATAGCGTACAATCTGCGTTTTTTAACATCACCTAAGCCCCCTATACAGCAAGCCTGTGTTTGACAGCCATTTATACACTATTTCTCGTATATCTGATTTCAGGTTCCTTTGTTTATTCGAAGTGCTTTCGTATGACTTTGACCAGCCACCAACACTTTCAGATGATACACCGTCGTTATCTGATTGCTCATAGCTATAAAGCTTTTCCGCAAGCTCACAACAACACATTTTTACACATTCGGGTATATCGCTTTCGTCAATGTTATCACAAGTATAAAGCTTGATTTTCTGCGTTGCCGACCTTGCATAAAAAGAAAAAGCGGTATCAATAACCCCTTTTTTACCACAAAGATAATTGTTTTTATAGAAATCCTCGTCTGCATAAATTGTCATTGATACCACCTACTTTCATCACTTTTTAAACTTTGCAATGACAACCTTTGATTCATCGCTAAGTGCAGCAATATAGTGCTCATCTGCAGAAATAATTGTCTTTCTTGCGAGAGTTTTACGCTCTGTTTCAATATTTACATTACGCTTCAAATAAACTGTAAGTGCTGCAGTTTCGTCCTCTGTTTCGTTATCCTGATTCAACTTAACAATCGGATTAAAATAGCAAGGTGTAGTAACCTTTGTGACCTTATCGCCTACCTTAGCATTAGGAAGTGTTTCCTGAACTTCGGCAATATTTGAATTTGTTGTTGCTGTTCCTGAACTATCAAACTTATACCATTCTGAATATAAAGGAACTTTCTTTGATGGAACGATTCTTGTATTGGCAATCTTTCCAATTTCTCCTGTCATAATAACATTGCCTGTATACTTATCGGCAGAGATGAAATCATTATCCTTTCTAAGTACAGTAACCTGGGCAGGAGCGACAAACATTACCTTTTCGGTATTAACTTCTTCATTAAATAGGTCAATGGCATCTACTATCTGAGCATATGAAATAACCTTTGACGAGCCATCAAAGCCAAGCGGAGCTGTAAGAAGAGCGTCCATTGCATCATTATCTATCTTTGAAGCAATAGCTTTAGCAAGCTGATTATTGGTTTCTCCGATAGGATTGCCATATCCGCTAAGTACAGATTCATCGGTTAAATCTACCGCTTTCATAGCTTTCTTAACAGTAACCTGACGAGTAGAAGTTGTAAGCTTTGTTGTGCCTGCTTCAACTCCTTCTGCAACATCTTCGGCATCACCGATGTAATTATATGACGGCACTGTGATAGTTGAGCCAGGTGTGCCTACAAGCGTATTATCAATCTTTGCAATAGGTGTTACTACCATCTTTTTATCTACCTTTGCGGAAATCATATCCGCCATAACCTCTGGGTCTATGAGGTCAATAAGCTTTGTTGTTTCTGACATAAATTATCATCCTTTCAGTTGATTATATTTTTCAGGGTCCGACTTTTTGAGTGCAAGCCTTTGCATATACCCCATTTTTGCAAAAGCTTCTGTTGAAAT